TAGCATATGGAAAACACTAGATACACATTCCTATACCGGTCCGCGGACGGGCACCTGATGCGCCCTGAAAGCTTCTTGAATATAAACAAGGGGCGCACGCTGAGCAAGAGCCAGCTGCGCATGCTCGGTATTACAAAGGTTAAATTAAAAGACATTAAGAACATTGCATATGGAAAACACTAAACAAGAAATGATAGACGCGATCCGGGCTCTCCTGGACGCTAACGAAAAGAACCCGTATTGCGACGAGCATTGGCTGGCGGACCTGATCCGCGAAGAGATAGACGGTAAGTACTAATGGGCCGGACCTTCCCCCTGGGGACGCCACGGGCGTTCCCAATTAAGAACAGGATACAAGCAGACCTGAGGCGCAAGCAAATGCGCGAGAACTACAGGCGCAAGCGAGCAAGCGCTCAAGCGCGCAAGGACTCAAGCAGCAAGCGCTCAAGCGAGGCACAAGGCACAGGCTCCCGGTCCGCAAGGCCACAGGCAGCAAGCTCGCGGATCTTGGATCCTGGTTCTAGGTAGTATTCAGAAAGTTTAGATGTACGAGGATCGAGGGTCGCGATAAGGATCCAGGTGTTTGTAGGATGCTTGATATGGAAGGCAATTTGATGTGGTGAGAAGGTGATTGAATTACTTTTTGTTACTTTTAACTCGACTGTAAAAAACCCATGCTTTTCAGTATATCCAACTAGGTCAGGAAAGCCAAAAGATGCCCAAGATTCAACACGTGTCCATGTAATATTAGGTGTATGTTTCTTAACTTTTTGCCAGAGTTTTGATTCGTTTTTCAAAGTAATTATTCAACAAGAATAACACAACGATATTTCTCTATTGCACCCACTATTTTATTTTCGACCAACTGTATTTCACGAATGTTAAACTCTTTTTGCAATGGATTTCTACCCTCGGGTAACACCAACATAACACCAGCGTTTGCACCCTCAGGGCTCTTACAAAAGTTTTGTAATATCTGAACCAACATTTGAGTGTTGTAATTTAAGTAACCCGTTCTAAGTTTTTTGTCCATTGGGTTTAATATGTCATGCTTGATGTATTCTTTAAGCTCTCTCTTGCTCATTTTTGGTAGTGTTTTTTTCATCTTTTCTTTCCTTGTCCTCTATATTTTTTAAAGTTTCTACGTTTGTGTTTATTCTTAGGTCGAGATCGTATGCTCTGTCCAATAGAGGTTCTCTTTTTTGGACCAGGTGTGTGTTCGCTGTATAGCTTACTCTTCTTTGCCAAGTGTATACTCTCCCTCTATCAATGTTTTATTTTCATCATAAATACGTTTCATCTTTGCCTCAAGTTCCTCTATTGACATGTCTTCAAGCTTACCTGTTCTTATTATTTTTTGTTCGATGTAAAGTCCTGCTGCTTTTCCTCGCGCAACCTCCGCATTTGTAGCTGCTGAGAAAGCTCCTTTAGATAAAGCTTCTTGGCGTATGCGACCGAGTTCTGTGATGTGTTTTTCAAAAGTGATCTCATATTTTTTCTGTATCTCTTCTCTGAGTTCACCAATGTATTTGACGACGAGTGGGAATTTGTTTGCGTTGCGAAGTTCAGAAGCGCGTACATGTGCTGAGCCTTCAGCATAGCCTGCTTCCAAAGCACATTCAGTTGGTGTCTTACGTCCTTCATTGTAGACCAATAGCTCCGCAAATTTCTTTTGTTGTTCTGATAATTGTTTGGGTAATCCCATGACGTAAGGATAAGTTAATTTACTTTTGATTACAAGTTTTATTCTTCTAGTTTCATGTATTATGTGACACTACTTAACATATACGCAATAGTCAATAAGAAGATAATGCCATAAATCTTAAGCTCTATCACTCTTCTATAATCTTTTTAATTTTAAGTCGGCCCATGTCTTCGTAGATAGAAGCCGTGACCTCCTTACACTGCATGTATATGCCTTCTTGATCTTCTCCGATGTTTCTAGAAATAACACGTTTCTGCTTAAGACAGTCGCTAAGGCCATTAGTTGGCACCATCTCTACTGTCGAACCGTTTTGTATCATAAGTATTGCAAATACAACTTTAATGGTTTCCATTTTTTCTTTCCTCCAGGTCTATTAGTCTTTCCTCGTGAAACTGTATTACCATATCATTCTTTAGTATCATTGGTATCTCTTCTTCCATCTGAGCTTTAAGCTTGTCCACATTACCTGAAAGATATTCAACCAACATGTAGAGCTCTTGGACTTGTGGACTGACCATGTCGCCTTTGGGGACACCGTCAATAAAAGCATTCGCTGCTTCTAAATCTTTTTCCATCAGTTGTATTTTTGTTTCAATCGTATTTAAGCGCTCAATCACAGAGAAATATGACATAGTGCCGATTGCAACAGCACCCAGGATGGCTAAAAGGTTACGTGCCGGGAGCGAGATTTGTGTTGCGTCCGATAATTTCATTTAACATTTCCATCGCTTTCTTGCTTGTCTTAATCTAGAATTAGGATCTTTTGCAGCTTTAGGAAATTTTTTCATTTGACCTGCGCTTCTTGCACAAAAAGATTTACGTCTTTTTGCAGCTTTACTACCGGGTTTAACTTTACCAGTTACTGCTGTTTTTAATTTACTACCAGGGTTGGCTCTTCTGTACGCAGCGACACCAGCACGTGTCATGCCTGCTCCAGACTTTGTTGGTCTAAAGTTCTTTTTATTTCTTGCTGGCATTTTATCTTGTTTTCTTGCCATGACTTTTCCTAATTGCCTCTTTACCCTTTTTAAAAATACTTGCGACTTGTGTTTTGCCCATTACCTTAGCACGTTGCTCACCAACTGTTAAGATTTGAATTTTGCGCGCAAACGGTTTAGATACCTTTTTGACCTTCGCCACAGTCTTCCTGGCATCTTGCGGAGTCGCGAACGCAATACGTACAGTGTCCTTTGGATTTTCATCAGTATATAATCTCCTTCCCGAACCTTTTGGTTTTTTGCCTGTACCTTTTTTTGGGTCAGCCATTACACCATTCCTCCCATACCCATTTGTTTTCTTTTCTTTGAAAAGGTAGGAACATTAGTCGGCTTTCCTCCAGGATTACCTGCTGCTCTTTTTCTTGAAACAGCACTACGCCTTTGTGACTCGGTCATCTTATTGGCTTTAGCTCTTGGAACACACTTAGGGTATTTTCTTTTGCTACCTTTGGCAGATTTTCTTCCACACTTTTTGAAACCACCGCCTTTTTTCTTAGCACCGATATCAACCCAGTCTTGTTTGAACCATTTATCTAGTCCGTTTCGACTAGCCATGTTATGCGTACTTAGTTTTCTTTTTACGGTTTTTCATAATGGCTCCACAACCTCTTGCAACACGGCCTCCGTTCTTGAGACCTTGTGCTTTTAGTTTTCTAGTTGCTTCTACTAAACCACCCTTTGCTTTGCTCCCCCTAAAATCTTTTCTTTTTACCCCAGAAGGATCTTTTATTTTGCCAGCACAAATTTTAGACGCGTACGCATTTGCGTACGCGGACGGATATACGTCAAATTTTCTTTTAGCTGCTGCTTTTCCTCTTGGACAAAGTTTGGTCATTTGTTTTTCCCCGCTGTTTGTGCAGCTCTTTTAAAATTAGCTGCAGTAGGTGCGCCTTTTGAACCTTTCTTTCGCATTTTTTCTCCACGCTTTCTTTTCGCGTGAATGTTTGCGTATAGGCCTGGGCGTTTACCCATTACTTAACTTTACCACCACGTTTCATAAAGCCCATTTTGTTACGAACTTTTTTAGGTAGCTTAGCTAGTCCAGGGTTTTTCTTTTTATCTATTTTCTTTAAACCCTTTTTCTTTTTTTTCATTCTCTTTTTCATTGTAGAGCCGCCGTCTTTCATGCGTTTCTTCATTGTAGAGCCGCCGTCTTTCATACGTTTTTTCATCGTAGAACCACCGCCTCTTTTCATAACTCTTTTTTTCATACCCATCATGATCTGTATCTCCTATAAGATTGTCGTTTTAAAACTGTGCCTTCGTAATAATCGTCAGGCCACAACGAATAATATCCAGTTTTACGTAAATTGTCACTAGCTTTTTCTAATTCATCAAAGTTTTGTATAAGCACCATCATAAATTCATTGTCTGGGCTCCACTCACCTGTGTCTAAAAACTCTACTGGCTCGTCTTCTTCGTCATCCCAAGGGTGAAAACCCATCAGGTATATGTCCTGAGGCACAAAAACTAAATTATATGCGTGCAGTATTGCTGTTAATTCTTCAGAATTGTATCCTATGTCATCGCAAGCAACTATAACTATTTGTTTTTCTGGATTTTTTATTTCTTCTATGCCCTGTAAAACAGAATCTAAAAACTTATCTGCCTCATGACACTCTATTATTTTATATTTGTTTTGTAGTCTTGCCATACGTGCATATGGGCACACAGGCACATCACCTAAATGTTTGTTCTTGGGTTCTAGGTATTTTTCTGACCACTCAAGAATATCTTCAGCTATCGATCTCATTTAAATGTTTTTTAAGCATATCTAACAACCATGGGTTATCCCTGTATACGCCCATCATAAAATTACTAATGGTGTTTACTACTAATTCTTCTGCATCATCCTCTTTTAAAGGACCGTTTGCCTGATTAAGACTAGATATATAAACTACAGCATGTAGTATTTCATGCCACGTGGTGTTGCAGCGTTCTTGCGGGACCAATGCATCCTGAATGTATATAACGCCTTCTCTGGCCCGGTATTCACCATAACTGTCTGTCATGTCATCTAACACAAAGCTAGGATTTACGTATTTAATTTTTATAGTTCTATAACCAACCTTAACTTCTGTAGGTCTGCCGTTAGCTGGCACTTCGTGTGCTTCTGTTAGCGCTTGTTTTTTTCTAATCATTCTATTCTCCTATATAGTAGAGATTTGACCCCCCAGTGTCAGAAATTTGACACAACTACCCCTATCGCGCCGGTTAGAACGTAAAACTGCCAAAAATTGATTTACTCTACCGCCTCTACCGTTGCAAAAAGACCCTGTGGTAGACTGTTTCTTTAATAATATCATATATTTACCTCAATTACCACCGTTACCGCCTGTTCTGCAAGTTCGTACAAAATAAACATCGTTGGGTCTAATCTCCACTA